TTAGATACTGGTCATGCTATGTGAACCAAATTGCAACATTTGATGTTGCAATTCTTCCTCTGATAATTCAATCTCTTTAACATCATTGTCATCGGTTCCTATAAACTTAATTTTAATTTTACCTTTACCATTGCTTGTTCCATACCAGTAAATAGTATCTATCAAAACATCAATAATTCTTTTTTGCTTATCACGTGGGAGAGTATCAATTATCTCACATTCATCTAGGATGGATTCGATCAAACTCAAGTTAAAGGTATCTAGTTTTTCCTTTTTAGCTGAATTGTTTAAATCTTTTATTTTATCTTCGATTTCAACACAATCTTTTTTGAGTGTTTTTATCTTTGTAAGGATTATATCTTCGATACCATCACTTTTGGATAGTGTTGTTACTAGAGTATCTATCTGTTTAGTTTTTTCTAGTAATGAATTTTCTAAAGAAAGTTTTTCAACTGAAGTTTGATTCAGTCTCATTTGTTTTTTATAGTTTTCTTTTGATTTGTTTAAAAATGATTTTTTAGATTTACTCAGTATTTTTAAACTGCTTAAAACTAAACCCTCTACATAATCAGCATTTGCATTACTGTTATCACATAATTTCTTATGAGATTTTCTTTTCAATGAACATGTATAATAGAATATTTTTTTACCTGTAGTTTTGGATATTCTTCCATGTTGTACTAGCATATATTCCTTGCATTCACCACATTTTAACTTTCCGACTAAAATAGCATTATGAGTTTTCCCTAAACGAGGAAACTTATTTCTATTTGTATCAAATTGTCTTTGTACACGCAACCATAAGTCGGGTTCAATAGCACCAATGATATTGCTTACAGCTACAAATCTTTCATCTTTAGGCTTTAGACTTTTGGAATGCTTTCCATTTTTGACGCTCTGTTCTGTCTTGTTGTAACTCAAAAGCGAGTGAACACTATCGGGTTCACCATATATATTCCAATTGTGTTCTTTTAGGTAATTAAATACTTCCTCACTTGATTTGACGTATATAGTGTTTTGGAGAATAATTTTCAAACTAGATTTTTCAAACATTATGCCATTACGAGACTTTAATTGATTCTCAGTTATATACACCTCTAATTTGTGCAAACTTCCCAATTCTAAGTATTTCTTATACAAAAACTCCACGAAGTCCATTTCATCCTTGTTAATTTTTAGTACCGGATATTCCCTCTCTAACCCCAAATCATCTATATATTTAATTCTTTCAGTAAAGAATCCTAAAGGGATTTTACCACCCGTCCAACGACCCGCTTTCGCTAATTCCAGCATGTTATCCCTAACTCTTTCAGCTATGGTTTCTCTTTCAAGTTGTGCAAAGACAGAAGCTATATATATCATAGCTCTACCCATAGGGGATGTGGTGTCAAATTCTTCTTTTATACTTATAAATGAGCAGTTATGTTCTTGAAGAATAGAAAGCGTAGAGGAAAAGTCTGCTACCGTTCTCGAGATTCTATCAAGTCTATAGCATACTAATGCATCTAGTTTTTTATTCTTTATATCTTTTAATAATTTTTTAAACTGAGGTCTATCAATTGTGCCACCGGAAAACCCTTCATCTTCATAAATTATAAAATCCATGTTGTTGCCAAACTTCTGATTAATATATTCCTTGCACATTTGCACTTGATTTTCTATTGAATCACCTTTACCAGTAAATTTTGACTTTCTACTATAAATCGCGACCACTTTCACTACAATTCTTCCTCCTTCTTCTTAGATTATTTATAGCCATTGCGAAGAAATCTTTTAACTCTTCCTTTTCATTATCGTCAAGTAATAAACCATCTATTTCTAATTCATCTGATTCAAAAATAGCATCTATCGTTTCCTCAAGATCTGATACGGTATGTTCTATTATATCAATACCAAGTAATTCGTTAGTGGTTGCACCAAGTGCTCTAGATATTTTTTCTAGATTGTTAGAATTTAGATTTTGACTTTTACCGCTTTCTATATCATGAAGTGTTGCGTAGCCAACTCCACTTTCTTGTTTTAACTTGCTTAAAGACCACTTTTTTTGTTCTCTATATTTTTTTATGTTTAACCCTAACTCTGATATGTTCATATTTTCCACCTCGTATTATAAAATCTGTTTGCATAACTACATTATATCGGGAAACTGATAATAAGTAAATACCTAATTTTATCTAAATACCGATATCGTGATATAAAATTATAAATAAACCGATAAGAAATACCCAGAAAACTTTAGTAAATGGAAGTATTAGGAACTTATTTTAATCAGAAAGGGCAAAATCAAACTTGTTTTATCGGCATAATGATATATACTTAAAATATAATCGGAAAGGCGATAAAAGGGGTGAGATTTTGAATACAGATGTAATAAAGCAACTATTAAAAGAAAGGGGGTTAACATTGTACAAGCTTTCGCGTGAAGCGGAGATAAGTTACTCAACTTTACATGACATTATAATCACCAGGAAAACAAAGAATCCAAATATTGATACAGTAAAAAAGATTGCAGATTTTTTAGGAGAAAAAATAGAAAAATTGATTTAAAGGATGTGTAACATGGAAAGAGTAGTTTTAAAGATAAGAAAGAAAAAAAAGAATGTAACTAAAAAGCAATAATAGCATATTATGGATTAATATTTATTTTAAAAGGATGTTTTATATGAGTGATGTAACTTTAATTCTTCCTAATGATATGACTTTTTTAGAAGAAAGTTATGCAGAGGTATTGGCTGAAATAGTGGCTGAAATGTTATCGACAGAAGAACTTGGATACTTAATATCAGAACTTGAAAATAAGGATACTTACAAATAAATATTCTATATACAGGGGAAGTAAATTAAGAAACATAGGATTTTAAACAATATTTTATAGGCATATTAAGGAAAGTTTAAAAAATATATAAAATTGGACAAACTCTACAGATGGTAAAAATAAGAAGGCTTAACAGCCTTTTATAAAAAACTATCTTTGAAAAATGGACAAACACTACACATTATATTCTATGTGTAGAACTAAAGAAATATTACTAAAATATTCAATCGGCACTTAGGTGGGTAAATTATCAAAGCGGCTCGATACGAGGGTAAAGAATTTAAGGAGGATTTAAACATGAATATTAAAGAATTTAAAGATTTGGAAATGGTGTGTAAACCGATAATCGATTACTTAAATGAAAATTATAATCCATATACATCAGTAGTTATTACAAATTCGGAAATTAAATTAGTTGAAGATTTAGCTGGTATACCAGTAGTGACTCAAACAAAAATGAACATGACTAATAAAAAAGAAACTGCCCAAGAAGTACCAGTTCAAGAGCAGTCAACAATTTATATTAATTTAGATGAAACTTTCACAAAAGAAGTAATTGAGAAGATATCCGAACTAAATAAACTGTTAAGTCAAGAGCCTAAAATTACTACTTACCAAAATTCTTAAGAGTTTTGTTTAAATCTTTAAAGGATTTATCAATTGACTTTTTATTGGAATTAAAGTTATTTCCTGCTTCTAAAGCGATACTCTTTCTACAGAAAGGGCAACTTATTGTAGAACCTACTTGATTAAGTTTAATCTTAATAGGGTTTTTGCATAAAGGACAGTTAGCAGAAATTTCTTTATCACCAAATGTAGAATTAAAATTTAAACCAGCCATAAATTTCACCCCCTTTCAACAATATTCTAACATTTATTGGGGGATAAAACAAAATAAAGGAGGAATGGAAAATGAACAAATTAGAAAATAAATTAAGCAGTAGAGAAGTAGCTGACATGATGGGAGTAGAACATGCAAAATTACTAAGAAAGATAGACGGAATTAATGATGACTTAGTAAAAGCCAAAATTGGATTTTACAAGTATTGGGAAGAAAGCACATATACAAATGAGGTTAATAATAAACCTTGCAGAGAGTTTCAAATAACTAAAAGAGGTTGTGAGTTCTTAGCAAATAAAATGACAGGAACTAAAGGAAACTTATTTACGGACAGATACATGGACAGGTTCGAAGAAATGAAAGAGTACATTGAGGAAGAAACTCAAAAAGTATTATCTCCTAAAGAACAGTTGAAACTACAACTTCAAATTTTAGAAGAACAAGACCAAAAGATTGAAGGAGTTGTTGTAAGGGTAGGTAATTTAGAAAACACCATGACTATAGACCATGGACAAGCTTGTAATGTTAAGTTAGCGGTAGATTTAACAGTAAGAAAGTTATGTTGTGGAAGTGAAAGCGCATCTTATCTAAACAAGGCATTAAGACGTAAAGTTTATAGCTTTGTATGGAGAAGTATAAAGGATTATTTTAATGTAACTGCATACCATAACATTTTAAGAAAAGATGTAGACAAGGCTATTAATTACATTGGTAACTTAAGTCTACAAGGCGGATTACTAAGAGAAGTACAGGAAGTAAATAATCAAATGTGTTTTAGAAAGGAAGTAATGTAAATGAAAGCGATAGGAATAGTAAGACGTGTTGATGATTTAGGAAGGATTGTAATACCAAAAGAATTAAGGAGAAATTTATGCATAGAAGAAGGTGATCCATTAGAAATTTATGTGGATGGTGACCAGGTTATATTAAAGAAATATGAGCCTACTTGTATCTTCTGCGGTGAAGGTAAGGATATAAAGAGTTTTGATGGTAAGAATATATGTCCAAGCTGTATTAAGAAAATAAGCAAATTAGGAGGAAAGTAAGATGGTTAAAAAGGATTTATTAGAGTTTATTGAGAGAGTTGAAGCAAAGGCAGTTAAAAGTGTTAAGGAAAAGTTTAACAAAAAAATATCTGAAAAAGAAGTTGAAGTGTTAGCAAAATATGAAGATAAAATCAACCTACTTCAAGATACATTCAATAGGTTCTCAGCTAACTTAAGTAATGTTATGGCAGATATGAAAGAGGATAAAGAAGTTGCATTTCATGGCAACTACAGAATAAATGATGGAATAAATTATTTATCTAATATAAAAGAAAGAATAATTAAGGATTGCGACTTTGAAGGTAAAGTTCAGAAGATTAGAAATGCTAGAGATAAAGAAATAGCCGAAGTTAAAGCTAATTACCACAAGGTTTATACAGTTGCTAAAAGTATGTCTAGTGCAAAGAAGATAGCTGATTATCTAAAAGAACTAGGATTTGATATTTCCAGTATAGAAGATGATGCAGTTACAAGCCTTGTAGCTGATATAGATAAAAGCAAATTGTTTGTATGTGGTGAGAATAAATAGGAGTGTTTGTATGGATAAGTACAAGAAAGACCTAAAAGAGTTATTAAAAAGCATCTTAGGTGGATTAATAGTATTCGGAGCACTTTATCTAATAGCAGATAAGCTTTATTGAAGGAGTTAACGATGGAGATAAGATTAAGTAAAAGCCAGTTTGTAAGTATGGCTTGTAGGGATTTAGGACTTATAAAACCAACTAAGAAAGGTAAGAAAAATGAAGCAGACTTATATATCTACACAAGACAAAGCAACTATGGGAGAAAAGATGCAATGCACAAGAAAAGACGACCAGGGTACAAAAGTAAATAGGTGCTTAGCTACGGGAATAGCCTTGCACCACAAAGAAAATATACTTGACTTAATATTATCACAAGATGTGGATATTGACAACGGAGAGATTTACGACATAAGGACAGGTAAAACGATATGGAGGTTAGATGAATGTTAAATACAGGGTACACATTTGATATAAAACAATACGAAATCACTTATACATCACCATTAGAAGATGGATTTATACCAGTAGAAAGTGAGGAAGAATAAATGAATGAAAATATAAAAGCTATGTGTTTGGAATTAGCTGAATTAGCACTAGAAACAGAGGGTGTAGATATTGCTGTAAGTAACTACAGAATTGCAGTTTCTCACTACAGTTATAAGTTTAGGAAATTGAAAACAATTTATTTTGACAATATAAGTTTTATCGAAAAAGATGCTGAACAACGCATTAAGAAAGCTTTAGATTATGTAAGAGATTTAGGAGGAAATAAGGATGAAAGTTAGATGCATTGATAATGAATATTTTGAGAAATCATTAACATTAAATAAAGAATATGAAGTTATAAAAGAAATTGATAACTGTTATGAAATATTAAGTGATTATAATGTAATGGTTAGTTATTTAAAAAAAAGATTTGAACTAGTCGAAGAACCTACAGAATTTACCTTCCAAGAGGTAATCGCAAGGATTAAGAAAGGTGAGGTTTACGAGCCGGTAGATAAAATATGTATTACACAAAATATAACTATGGATCATGAAAAAGATATAATAATTGAAATTTTACCCAATAAATCTTTCGTAGTACCTACTTGTTCTTTATTCAAACTTCAAGAACCTAAAAGACGTGTACGTATATACAAAATAGAGCATCAAAAAAATGGTAAGAAATACGATTTTATAAGTTCCCAATTATTGGATTGTGATGAATTTGTAATATGTGATACTAAGTGCGGTAAAAGCTATGGAAGAATTGCTGATGTAAATACAAGAGAACTTACAGAGAAAGAAATTGAAGAATATAAAGAATGTTGGAGGGCTTAGAGATATGGATAAACAAGAATACGAGGTTATGGAAAAGAAAATAAAAAAATATAAAGATGCAGAGAGAAATATTGAAAGAGCAAAATCTTCCTATAATGATTTCATTAACAATACACCTCACTATGTTGCAAATAGAGAAGAAGGCTATACTTTTACAACACATGAAGCACTTAGCAAATTTAGAACTTCTGTATTGGAATGTATCAAAATTGAATTAGATATTCTAGAAACTGAAATGGAGGAATTATAGATGGCAGATAGTAAAAACTTAGTTTTAGCAAACACCAATTCTATGATTACGGAAATAATAGAAAAAGAAAGTGAAGCATTTCCAAAAGGATTTAATACCCTTAGATTTAAGCAAAATGCCCTTACAGTGCTTCAAGGTGTGGACTTAAGTAAAATGGTAGGGCAAGAGTTTAACCTAGCTAGATGCATTATAAAAGGAGCGTATCTTGGGTTAGATTTTGCAAATAAAGAATGTTATGTAATTACCTACGGAGGTAAGCCAGAGTTTATGACGGACTACAAGGGAGAGGAAAAGTTAGTTTTAAACTTTGCGGCAAGACCAGTTAAAAATATATATGCACAAATCGTAAAAGAAAATGAAGAGTTTTACGTTGAAACTAACGGAGAAAATAAGAAAGTTATTCACAGACAAGGACTATCAGATGGAAAGATATTAGGTGCTTATGCAGTAGTAATCTATAAAGATGGTACGAGCAACGTTGAGGTTATGACTAGAAAAGAGATTGAAACTGTTAGAGATAAATTTAGTAAACAGGCTAAAGGTAAAGCATGGACTGACTCATTTGGTGAAATGTGTAAGAAAACTGTATTAAGAAGGTTATGTAAGCATATCCAATTAAACTTTGATAACTTGGAACAAATGAACGCTTGGAATACTTCGTCAGACGTGGATTTTGCTACAGACATTACAAGTCCCTATTATGGCAAGTCTTTAGAAGAAATTAGGGATATGAGATTAAAAGAGGTAAGAGAAAAGAATAAACAATTTGAGAAGTCTGAAACAGAAGAAGATAACATCCCATTTAGTGATTTACCTATTCAAGATGCAGAAATAGTAAAGGAAGGTGATTAGAATGAAATTAATAGATATTTTAAAAGTTGTAAATACAAGTCAAACAATAAGAATTGGATATTGTCACACAGGTGAAGTTTTTTTCCCAGAGTATTCTGAATTAAAAAAACTTGAAGAATATGAAGTTGTTGATATAGAAGGTAAGAATGGCTTTTTAGAGATTACTATAAACCCAACAGTAGTTTAGGGGGGCATTTAGAGTGGTAGAAGTAAAAACAGGTCGTATATGGAAGAAAATCATAGGTGAAAAAGGATTATATAGTCTCGAATTACAAGATGGTAAATACTACATGTTAAATAGTTATGTACATTCTAGGGACTTCTCAGCTGAGATTTATAGATTTGAGGAGGTCGAAATCGTTGATTAAGACTACTAAGGTATGTGATGTATGCCACAAGGAGAAAAGCCTTAGAGAGTTCAAATATCGCAGTAATAAGTGTAACTCTTGCAACCCTAATGTGGGTAATACAAAAGCCTACAACAAGAAAAGGCAACAGATATTCAATATTATGAGAGAATGGCACAAAAACACTTGTAATAATGATTGTGAGAATTGCGGTTTTCATAGTCATTGTCAAAAGGTTTTGGATGTGTTTAATGATACAAACTGGTCGGAAGGTGAGAAGTAATGGCAGAAGAAGTTAAGAAAAGTTATTATGCAATAATCCCAGCCAATGTAAGATATGACGAAAATTTAAATGCTAATTCAAAGCTTATCTACGGAGAGATTACTGCATTAACTAATGAAAAAGGGTACTGCTGGGCAAGTAATGAATATTTTGCATCTTTGTACGGAGTATCTAAAAAAACAATATCACTATGGATTAAGGATTTAAAAGACAATGGCTATATAGATGTGAAGTTAATTTATAGGGAGGGTAGTAAGCAAATTGTAAATAGGTATTTACAAATATGTAATGAGGGTACTAACAAAAATGTAAATACCCCTCCCCACAAAAATGTAAAAGAGAATAATACATTAATTAATAATACAACTAATAATACATTTAATATAAAAAAAGAAAAAAGAAAAACTGAGTTTGATTTGCTTATAGAAAGTTATACAGATGATTTGCAATTAAGGAATACAATTTATGAGTTTATTAAAATGCGAAAGGCTATTAGGTCACCCATGACAAGTAATGCACTTAAATTGATGTTAGCTAAATTAGACAAGTTATCTCTAAATGATGATAGTCCTAATATAAGAATAGCAATGCTAGAACAAAGCATTATGAATAGTTGGAAAGGAATATTTGAACTTAAGGAAGACAATGGATATAAAAAAACTAATGGATATAATCAACAATCAAGTGCTATGGACAACTTAAAAGAATTGTATAAGGAGGCTGAACTAAAGGATGAACAGGAAGGAAACAACACAACTAATAGCCCTTTTGGCTTCTAACTACAGAAGTATTGAGGAAAGAATAAAGGATAAGTATAAAGCTGACTTGATGATAGAAACATGGTTTAGTTGCTTAGAGGATTTAGATGTTAACCTCTGCATGATAGCGGTTAAGAAAGCAATAATGAGTTCTAGTTTTCCACCAACTATCCACGATATTAGACAAGCAGCAACAGAGATAGTAACACCAGCCGAAGAAAATAAAACTGCAATAGAATACTGGAATGAAGCCTTGAAAATGATTAGGAAAGGTTCATACATGACGGATACAGAGTTTGAAAAACATTCTCCAGTAGTTAAAAAGTTCTTTGGAAGTGTAGCACAATTAAGAGAATTAGCGGCAACAGATATGGATACTATAGCAACAGTAACTAAGGGCCAGTTCTTAAAGCAGATTGAAGTACTACAGACCAGGAAGAAGGAACAGGACTTATTACCTAGTAGCATGAGAGAGTTAATTGCACAGATAGGATCTAAGAATAATGTTAAGCAAATAGAGGGGGAAATATAAATGACAATAAATGAGAAATACAAGATAGAATCTGATGAAATGAACGTAACTTTATATGAAAAGTACATCTCTAAAGAAGGTAAGAATGAAGGTAAACCACAATGGAAACCTGTTAGTTATCATGGAAATCTTGAAATGGCATTAAAGAGTTTAGTTGATAAAGAAATAAATGGTACAGGCTTAAAAGATATTGAAACAGTAGTTGCTAAAATCCAAGAACTTAAAAGTTTTATCGAAGAAGGTGTTAATTACCATGAAGCATCCTAAAAAGCTACAAAGAAAGCATAAGGAGTTTTTAGCAGATAAGGGATACAACCCACAAGACTTCTTATTCGAGAGAGAAACGGAATTTGAATATATATTCTACAATGTGCATACGAAAATGTTGTTTCCAATAGCAAAATAGGGAGGTAAAAGCTATGAAATCAAGTGAAATCAAGATTAACCACAAATACATCTTTACAACTAAAGAAGATACAAGTAGAGAGATTAAAATAAAAGGCACAGTTTTAGCAGACGAAGGAAGTTATTTCTTGGTTCAAAGAAAGCGTTACAAGACTTGCTTCAATAAATGCGACATTGATTGTGGATATATACAAGTTAGAGAAATTGGGAGGTAGAAATATGAAAAAATATAAGTTATGGGAAGTAATTAAAATGTTACAAGGGGATAACACTTTAGAATTTACTAATGGCCAAACCGTGATAGGTTCATGTGATATGGGTTATTTAGAAGTTAAAGAAACATTTTATGTTAAAACGCTGGATGAAAATATAAAGTTAAGTGATGAATGGGAACTTGTTCAGCAGCCTGTAACATTTGAAAAAGTTTTAAAGAGTAGTGGAAGGTGTAGGGTTGAACATGAATTATTAAATGAATATGAAATAACGTCATTAAGCGATTTTATGGAATTTGATTTCTACATGCTTAATTTGTGTGACTGCGCTTCTTTAAGTTCTGATGAAATTAAGAAAATACTCAAAGAAGGCAAATGGTATTTAGAAGATTAGGAGGTATAGAAAATGCTAACTCATAAAGATTTAGACAAAAGAATATGTGATTGTGAAGAGTGTGAAAATACCCAAACTTATAGGGAGTACATTAGGGAAACAGAATCATATTTTAATCTTTTACCATTAGATATAGACAATGCTACAGACGAACAACTTAATAATTATATAAATTTATTAGATAAATTATGGACTAAATAGGAGGTAGAAACATGAATATATTAATATTACTCATATTGGGCGTACAAACAACTTTATTCTTAATGTGGGTATTTAGTCTAAAAGATAAATTAAATCGCTTAGAAGGGCAAATTAGAGTGAATGCGGTGCATATAGAAGGACAGACTCAGATATTAAATGCAAATTTAGAAGAGATAGCACAGTTTAATGAAAAAGCTCTAGGAACATTATCACAAAATATGGCTATGTGTGGCTATGAGGTTAAAGAGGTTAAGGACAAGTTAGAAATAGTTAATAATAACACACTATTAGTAAGACAAAGTAATTTTGAAATAGATAGTGATATAGCTGAACTTAGCAAGACTATCAAGCAAGAAACCGCCAAAAGGTTATATCTACACTTACAAGATAAATTTTAGGAGGATAGGGAAATAAAATGGATTGGCAAGATTTGAAAGAAAAATATCAAGGTCTTGATTTTGCAAAATTTCTCATGGATCAATATTTAAAGTATGGCACTTATGGGAAAGTTGCACAAAAATACGGAGTTAAACATTACAACGTATCAACAGTAATACAATTTCATGCGAAGAAATTAGAAGAATTTTATCCTCGAAAATATAAAGAGTTTAGGGCATTAGCAACTCGTTCTAGTAGAAATAGCAGAAAAAAAACTATTGAAGAATTAACATGGGAAGAAATAAAAGAAAAATACAAAGGAGTTGAACGTGCCTTATTCGTGATAAATGAAGCCGTGCGAGTTGGAGGAGTAAAGAAGGTTGGAGAAAAATATAATCTAACTGATGGCGGATTAGGTAAGCTGATATGGAAACATAAAGCTGAATTAAAAGAAAAATATCCGAAAGAATATGAAGTTTATAAAAAACAAGCTAGGCATACAAAGTCTAATAGGTTCAATATTAATATTTTTGAAATGCTAGACAAGGAAATATCGGAATTTAAGTTTATTGATTTTGTTGTTAAATATGATACGGATGAACTAAGTATAATTCAACTCATAGAAATGGCAAAAGAGAAAGGGGTTAGAGTTTATAGATTGAATGATGATGGCGAGAAAAAATTTGTAGTTTAGGGGGCTATGTGATGAGGTTCAGAAAAGATGATCCAATGTATTACAGAGATAAAATAAAAAAGATATTAGAACAAGCTTTAGAAGAGGGGCTAAAAGTAGAGGTAAAACACTTAAATAACGGGGCACAACTTTTATTTAAAGCTGATAATGGAGATGTAGTTGGAGTGGATTTAACAGAAAAATAATTATATTTAAAATACTAAGGAATACCAACTAATTAGGACACGACATTACACTTTCATTATTATTTGAGAGTCAATTAGGAAAGGAGGCAGAGATATGGCTTGTAATCCAGCTAAAGTAAGACAGTTACTAACAACTATAAGAGAACTATCACAATGGATGAATGAGGATGAAATATCAGAGATAGGCGCTGTTATGCTAAAGGTTTTAAAAAGATTAGAGAAGGAGAGTGAAAGTAATGAACTTAGTAGTTATTAGAGGAAGATTAATTAAAGACCCAGAGTTAAAATTTACATCTGGCAAAGGTACTGCAATAGCAAATTTCACAATGGCAGTAGATAAAGGTTTTGGAGATAATAAGAAAACTGCATTTATACCTGTAGTAGTGTGGGGCAAGAGTGCCGAAGCGGTGGCAAATTACACTAAGAAGGGCAGTATGGTATTAGTTAGGGGAAGTATAGAAACTAGGTCTTATGATGCTAAGGATGGTTCTAAAAGATATGTTACGGAAGTAGTTGCAGATATGTATGAGGGTGTTGAGTTCTTGGATGGTAAATCTAATAACACAAATACTCAAAATGGTGATGTGCCAGGGGATTATTTTAGTGAAGATAATTCACAGGATATGCCTTTCTAGTAAATAATGTAAATAATGGAGTGAAAATATATGATAGAGCTTAAAAATATTAACCTAGATGGTATTACCCAACAAGAGCAGATTAACAAGATATATGAAGAGGTTGACGAGTTTGTACAAGCAGTAATCAAAGGTGATGTGACTAATGCTATAGAGGAGTTCTTTGACGTTGGACAGAGTTGTCTAGGTGCATTACAAAAGATGGGGTTAAACGCTGAATATGTAATGAGCCAGTATAGCAAGCATTTAAGCAAAATTAAGGATAGACCTAGGATTAAGGAGGAAATTAAATAATGAAATTTAATGTTACTTTAAATGATGAAGATATAGAAAAAATTGCAAATATAACAGCTGATAAAGTTTTACAAACTGTTAAATATCAAAGGCATAATGAAGATTGGTATGAAAGAGATATAGAAGATTTAAAATGTAAAATTAACTATAGAAATAATATGTTAGTTGATAAAGATATAATAATAGAAAGACTAAGAGAAAGATTGGAAAAAACTAAAGATGAACTAAATGAATTTAAAAAAGAGGAGAATGAATAATGGATAATATAGAAAATGGAATGAGAGTTTATTTTGATGGAGATAGTGAATGGTACGCTAGTCCTTTGGATATCGAAGAAACAAAGAAATGGGCAGTTAAAGAATATGGATATGGTGAGAATTTAGAGTTTGAAGAATGCGACTTGGATAATGATTGTATGTGGCTTACAACAAAAGAAGAAAAGTATATAAAAGGACTTGGAGATTATGATGAACAATGCAATGGTGGCATTGGAGATTTAAGAAAAAGCCGTAATGAAGAAGGGGCAGTTGATAGATTAACAAGTTTTAGAGAAGTATTAAAAGAAAATGGATTTTCTAAGCAACCTTATGAAATTGCTTCAACCAATTATTAATTCGTAATTCAAGCAAAGTCAGAACTAAGGGTGTAGGCACAAAACACCTACATCCTTATAGATTGAATACAATAAAATTGAGTAAAATTGAAGGTGAGAAGATGATGTATAAATTCACAGACAAAGAGTTAAAAGAGGTGCTTAAAAACCTTACGATATTAATAGACAGTAGGGAAAATAGCAACAAGCACGTAATAGAGTTCTTAGAGAAAAAGAAAATACCATTTAAGATTAAGAAATTGGACTTCGGCGACTATGGATGTATGTTGCCAGTTAATAGTTTTGAAGGTCAGCAAAGGGAGATTTATTTTGATAGAGATATAGTAATTGAGAGAAAAAATGGAATAGACGAACTGTGTGGAAACCTAAAGGATGATACAAGGATATTAAAGGAGTTAGCACATCTAAACAAATATGATATTAAATATTATGTGTTTTTAGAAGATGGAAACTTTGATAACAATGTAAGGAGTGGCAATTATAGGAGTGAATATCAACCTAAGAGTCTATATGCAAGATTAAAGACCATTGAAGCAAGGTACAATACGATTATTCGTCCTATAGACAAGGCTTACATGGGTAGTGAGATATATAACACCTTTTACTACTATGTGAGGGAAATTCTTAAGAATAAAGGGTTTATTGAGGAGAGTGTTGTTGGTGAGTAATAATGTAGCAGAACTGATAGTTATATTTATAATCTTTGGATGGATACCTATACTTTCAATTGGAAAGGCAATAGCTTGGTGTATTGAAGCTAGAACTTGTAATAAATGCACCTGTAAGAATTGTTTAAATGTGGAGGTAGGAAATGAGTAAATATGCGAAATATGGAGAACTCCCCAAATGCGGCGCTGTAGACAGTAAATACTTTGGTAGACCTAATGCCTTTGATGAAGATGTAAAACGCCATGAGGTTGAGTATAGGCGTAAATGTGATAGCGTCTATAAGGTACTAGAGAATTTTATAAATCAAAGTACTAAACAACGAGATAATTACAATATTATTATAGAACAATGCATAAAATTGAAAGAAAAGTATGGATTGTAGGAGGGTTAAAAATGATTAAATGGGAAGATGTTAAAATTGGATTAAATATATTAGACAATAAAATATATTTAGGAAAAACTAGAAAAGACAAAAGTGGATTGGAATTATGGACAGATAGAAGCGGAGATAAAACAAATGAAGTTGTGAAAGCGGTTATGGAATATATGATAAAAATATGCGAAACAAATAATACTAAATTATCAACATTAGAAATAAAAGATATGGTAAGAATAACTTGTGAAGATTTAAGAAAAAAATAGGTTGTAGGAGGTAGGAAATGAGAGAGATTAAGTTTAGGGCATGGGACAATGTAGAAAACAAAATGTATTACACAGGCGAAGAAGATAGTATATTCTTTGCATTTGACAGTAATGGTATAGCTGCAACCAAATTATCGGATGAACCATTAGAGGAGTGTGATTCGCTAGAACATCTTATATATATGCAATACACAGGCTTAAAGGATAAGAATGGCAAAGAGATTTATGAGGGGGATATAATCGAAGGTGGTTATTTAAATCCATTGACTAGTGAGTTTTTAAGCAGAAAATATGTTGTTGAATATGACAAAGGTTCTTTCAAGGGTAAATTAATAGGACATACACCCTACGGAGATACATGGTTGCAATTTATTGAAGGTGAAGTTATAGGGAACATCTACGAAGATAAACATTTATTGGAGGGGTAAGGATGGATTACATTAAAGAATCAGTTGAATGGTTAAAAAATTATAATAGACTTAAGAGTTCCATTGAAACTATGACATTAGAATTAAATGACTTAAATATAGAATTAAATCAGATGGGGTACAAGCCTATTGATTATAGTGGTATGCCACATGGTAATTATAAAATCCCAGATGATGAAATATGCAATAGGATAGTTAAGAGAGATAAAAAAGCTAAGGCTATTCAAGAAACTAAGGAAAGAGTAGAGAAGTTAGATTTAATATTATCTAAGTTAGATGCAGAGGAAAGAGAGATATTAAAGGCTAAGTTCATAGATGGATTATCCTATGAAGATATGTCGAAACAGCTACATTTAAGCTTCGCTAGTATAACAAGAAAGAAGAATGACGGATTAAGAAATCTAGCATTGCAACTTTGGGGAATAATTCCTATGATGTAGAAGAAGGGGAAAAGCCCCTTGAAGTAGAATATACTTTAAGGGGTTTTATTGGAGGTAAATATGGAAAGATTAATAGAATTTTTGGGTAGAACTGATATAACTAACGGAGATGTAATTATAACAGCACTTATTGCTGCATTCACACCTTACATATTAAAGAAACTTGGCTTATTATTAAAATGTATATATAAAAAATTCTTTGAAACTAACTTTAACAAAATGAAAGCGAGCATTATTAAAAATAAGGAAAATAAGAAAAAAATAAAAATGATTAAAAAAATAGTAAGGAATCATTTAAAAGAATATATTAAAGAAAAGGATTT